ATGAGGCACAAGCTATACAGCCTGGAGAATTCAGAGATGTAGATGCACCTGGAGGAAGTATCAAAGATGCATTTATGCCATTACCATTTAAAGAACCTTCACCAACTTTATTACAGTTGATGGGTATAGTGGTACAGGCAGGGCAACGATTTGCCGCCATAGCTGACATGCAGGTCGGTGACGGCAACCAACAAGCAGCTGTTGGTACGACTATAGCTCTTTTAGAACGTGGTTCGAGAGTCATGTCAGCCATACACAAAAGATTGTATGTGGCGATGAAAAGTGAATTCCAATTATTAGCAGGAGTTTTTAAAACTTACTTACCTAACGAGTATCCATATGACGTGGTAGGAGGTCAAAGAAATATAAAAGTTGCAGATTTTGATGACAAAGTAGATATTATTCCTGTTGCAGACCCAAATATTTTTTCTCAATCACAAAGAATTAGTTTAGCACAGACAGAATTGCAACTTGCAATGTCAAATCCAAAAATGCACAACCTTTATGAAGCGTTTCATGCAATGTATACAGCGATTGGTGTAAAAAATATTGATAAAATACTTCCGCCACCTCAACAACCACAACCAATGGACCCTGCAACTGAAAATATTCTTGCAATGAGCGGAAAACCTTTCCAAGCTTTTAAAGGACAAGACCATCAAGCGCATATTACGACCCATTTAAACTTTATGGCGACCAATATTGCTCGAAATAACCCGATTGTAATGGCTGCATTAGAAAAAAACATTTTTGAACACATTTCTTTGATGGCACAAGAGCAATTAGAGGTAGAATTTAGAGAAGAAATTGCAAAATTGATGCAAATGCAACAAATGATGCAACAAAATCCAATGTTACAGCAAGATCCACAGATTCAACAACAAATGATGTCTCTTTCAATGAGTTTAGAGTCTAGAAAAGCTAAATTAATTGCAGAAATGACTGAAGAATTTAAAAATGAAGAAAATAAAATTATGGGTGAGTTTGGAAATGACCCAATTGCTAAATTAAAAGCAAGAGAACTAGATTTAAGAGCTATGGATGACAGCATTAAACGTGAACAAGGCCAAGAAAAGATTGATTTAGATAGATCTAAGCAATTAATGGGCCAACAGCAATTTGATGAAAAATTAGATCAAAACCAAGAATTAGCTGAATTAAGAGCTGATACGTCGTTAACTAAACAAATGATGTCTCAACAAGCTAAAATGGAAAATGATTTGATGAAAATGGCAGATGTTAAGATCTTGAAAGGTCCTAAAAGATAGTATAATAAACAAATAGGAGAAAACTATGAAAAAACAAAAAACATTCTTTACAAAAAACAATCCAAATTACATTGGAGAAGTTGTATCTGATACACCAAAAGCAGATGCTAAAAACACTTTTCCTATTAATGCGGATGGTTATGCAAAAGAAGTTGAAGTTAAAATGCCTTTAGGTCAACCAACTGTAAACAAAGTTGGTGGACAAAAAAGAATGCTAGCTTCTAAAAAATCTACTGTTAAGTGGTACTAGTTTATGGCTTGGTTAAGCTTAGCTAAAATAGCAATACAAGCTGGTGGTAAAATTTATGCTAATAGACAAAAAGCAAAAGTTGCTATGTCTGATGCACAGCTTTTACACGCCGAGCGACAAGCCCGAGGTGAGGAAGAATACCAGGGAAAACTTTTAGAAGCTCGTCAAAACGACTACAAAGACGAATTTGTCCTTGTAATTATTTCGGCGCCCATAATTGTGTTAATGTGGGCAGTAATGTCGGATGATCCGGCCGCGATGGAGAAGGTAAAACTCTTTTTTGAGTATTTCCAGTCATTGCCGTCATGGTTCACTAATTTATGGATACTTGTAGTTGCGAGTATTTTTGGTATAAAGGGTACACAAATTTTCAGAAATGGAAAAAAATAAGGAGTTAATATTATGAGACAAAACGGAGTAAGACCAGGAAGAACGCGATACGCTACTGGAGGAAGAGCTAAAATGAGAGGAGGCGGAATGTCTACAGCAAGAAGAGACATGATGTCAGGATACTATCCTTCAGACATGGGTATGGCTGGTGGAGCTATGTATAAAAAAGGTGGAAAAGTCGGTAAGAAGAAACAAGGCTACAAAGCTAGAAAAGATGAATCCATCGCTATGAGAATTCGTAAGAAAAGAACTAAGAAGCAATTAAAAGCATCTAGAGACGAGTCTTACGGAAGATTTGGAAGCAAAGCTAAAAAATCTGGTAAAATAAATAGATAATCATGTTTAACGAATTCCGAGATAAAGTTTTTGGAGTGAAATGTGCTACATGTTCACACAGAAAAGGCGGATTCTTTAAACGAAAATGCAAATGCATGAAAGGAGATAAATAATGACAAAAAGATTTGGAATGGGAAATAAAAAAGTAATCAAAGCTAGAGATTTAGACAAAGATGGAAAAAAATCTAGTTATGAAATAGCGAGAGCTAAAGGAATGGCTAAAGGAATGGGAGCACGTTTCGAAGCTAAAAAAGGTGGTAGCGCTTACCACACAACTAAAGATGGTAGAAGAGTTAAAAAAGGACTTTACTACTACATGAACAAAAGAAAGAAAGCAGGTACAAGCAGACCAGGTAAAGGAACTGTAAGTTCTAAAGCATTAAAAAGATCGGCTAAAACTGCTAAAAAATAATCATGGCTAGTCCAGCATGGCAACGTAAGGCAGGAAAAAATCCATCAGGTGGATTAAATAAGAAAGGTGTTGCTTCTTATAGAAGAGCAAACCCTGGTTCTAAACTTAAGACTGCTGTTACAACTAAACCATCTAAATTAAAGAAAGGATCTAAAGCCGCTAATCGTAGAAAAAGTTTTTGTGCGAGAATGGGTGGAATGAAAAAAAGATTAACATCTGCTAAAACTGCGAGGGATCCAAATTCAAGGATTAATAAAGCTTTGAGAAAGTGGAATTGTTAATGAAAGCAGCAATTTTAGATGCGTTAGAAGCTAGATACGATGCACAAATAGCTGAAGCTGATGCTACAATTAAAATATATTTAGAAAATTCTGTAGGTATTGGAGAACATCCACAACATATAGATGAAATAGATAAATTGTTTCAAAAAATTGCAGATGCTCAAGAAAAGCTACAAGCAATTAAAGATTTTAGGGAGCCTGGACGTGCCCTTTAAATCTGAAAAACAAAGACGTTATCTATACAAAAACGAACCTGCCATAGCTAAAAAATGGACTAAGAAATATGGTAGTAAAATAAGCAAACCAAAGAAAAGGAAAAAGAAATAATGGACGAACTAACTTTTGTAGATAGGATAAAGAAAATAATAAAAATGAGACATGATGATGTAGTTTCTGCGATGGCATCTGGTGGTGTTGACAATATGGAAAAATACCAGTATATGTTAGGTCAGATACGAACGTATCAATATTTAAGTCAGGAAATATCCAGCCTGCTAAACAAAAAGGAGCAAAAAGACAATGAAGGAACCGTTATCAACATCAACTCAAAATCCAAAGATTGAGTTACCAAATAAAGAATTAGTTGGTGTAAAAACTACAAAACAAAAACAACAAGATTTAAAATCAGAATCAGCAAAATTACCTGTTCCAACAGGTTGGCGAATTTTAGTTTTACCTTTTAAACAAAAAGAAAAAACTAAAGGTGGAATATTATTAGCAGATGAGACAGTAGAACGATCACAAGTAGCATCAACTTGTGGTTTAGTTTTAGATATGGGCCCACACTGTTATGATAAAGAAAGATACCCAGAAGGCCCCTGGTGTAAGAAAGGTGATTGGATTATCTTTGCAAGATACGCTGGATCACGAATTAAAATAGATGGGGGTGAGATAAGACTTCTCAATGATGATGAAGTTTTAGCGACCGTGGAAAACCCTGAAGATATATACCACGAATTTTAACATAGATAAGGAGAAACTATGCCAAACAAAGAAGAAAACATGTCTAAAGAACCAATGGTTGATTTAGACACATCCGGACCGGGTGCAAGTGTCGATCTTCCTGACACACAAAAAGAGGAGGAAAAAACATATGAGAAAGAGGAAAATAAAAATGAAGCAAATGTTACATACGATAATGAGTCCGCTGACGCATCTAAGAAATCTGATGAGCAGTCTGATGTTCGAGATGACAAGGACGAAGGCGGAAAGGTTGAACAGAAAACTTCTGAAAAAGGGAGTGATAAACAACCAAATAACATTAGGGAAGTTGAAGAATATTCTGAAGGAGTTAAGAAAAGAATAGCTAAACTTACTAAAAAAATGCGTGAAGCAGAAAGGCAAAGAGAAGAGGCTATTGCTTTTGCGCAAAGAGTTAAAATAGAAAGAGATCAATTTGAAGCTAAATCAACATCTTTAGATAAAAATTATGCTACCGAAATGGAAGGCAGAATTTCATCTTCACTTGCAGCCGCACAAGAAAAATTAAAAACTGCAAGATTAAACGAAGATGCAAAAGCTGAAGTAGAAGCTTTAACTCAAATATCTCAATTAGGTTATGAGCAAGGTAAATTAGCTGAGTTAAAAACTCAACACCAAATGCAGGAGACTGCAGCTAAAGAAAAACCTGTTAAAACTGCACAACCAGTTGTTAAACCATCAGCTCCTGTAGATCCAAAAGCGGAAGCTTGGGCTGAGAAAAATGAGTGGTTTGGCAAAGACAACGCCATGACTTATACAGCGTTTGATTTACACAGAAAACTTACTGAAGAAGAGGGAATGGACCCACAATCTGATGAATATTATGCAGAGGTGGATAAAAGAATAAGACTTGAATTCCCCCACAAATTTGGTAATACTGTAGAAAAACAGACTAGTAAACCTACACAAAACGTTGCATCTGCAACGCGTAGTTCAAAGACTGGTCGCAAACAAGTGAGACTCACACCATCTCAAGTCGCAATAGCGAAAAAATTAGGTGTGCCACTGGAAGAGTATGCGAAACAACTTATAAACACGAAGGAGGTATAGGCATATGAATACAAGTAAACCAACTCGTGCGAGTCAAGCTAAAAAAAGTGATACAACAAAAGTTGTAGCACAAGCAAAAACGGTTAAGCCAAAAGCAAGACCAAAAGTTTGGACTCCACCATCGTACTTAGATACGCCCAACGCGCCAGAAGGATTCAGACACAGATGGGTCAGGGTAGAAATCTTGGGGTACGTCGACACGAAAAACATACAAGGACGCTTAAGATCCGGGTATGAGTTAGTAAGAGCCGATGAATATCCTGATGAAGACTTCCCAGCAATCATGGATGGCAAATACGCAGGGGTGATCGGGCACGGAGGCCTAGTGCTGACTAGGGTACCGGAAGAGATCGCAAGGCAGCGGACTGAGTATTACGAACGACAAGCTCAGGATCAAATGACTGCAATCGACAACGATCTTATGAAGGAGCAGCATAAGGGAATGCCTATCGACATTGATAGAAATTCTCGTACGACCTTCGGTGGCAAGAAAAGTTAGAATTTAAATTTTCAAACCAGCGAATAAATTAACCGTGACTGGAGGTCCGCAAGGACAGGTCACATAAGGAGAAACGACATGGCTAATGCGTCAACAACTGGTTTCGGTTTGAAACCAATTAAAATGTACGGCAATGGTTATGAAAGCATGGGTTTAGGTGAATATCCTGTGGCAGCTTCTTCAGACGCTATCTATTTTCAAGATGCAGTCTGTCAAGCAGCAACTGGTTATGTAATCGTTGGTATCGCAACAACTACAGATATCATTGGTTCACTAAACGGTGTTTTCTACACTGATGCTACTACATCAAAGCCAACGTTCCAAAACTACCTACAAGGTAGTAATGCCGCAACTGATATCGTAGCGCTTGTAAATGATAACCCATTACAGCAATATGAGATTAGAGGCGACAATAGTGGAGCAGCGGCTCAAACAGATGTTGGATGTGTAGCGGATATCGTATATGCAGCTGGCTCAAGTCCGAATTATGTTTCGGGTGCGATGCTAGATGATAGCGATATTGCTGCTGGAAGTTCCAAACAGCTGAAAATAATAGGCGTTTCAAGAGATCCTGATAACCAAGACTTAACTGCCGCTGGTGTGGTATGGAGAGTTGTTATCAACGAATCATTCTTCTTGGACGACACAGGGATATAATAGGAGGTTTATAATCATGGCTATATCACGTAATCAACTAGTTAAAGAACTAGAGCCAGGTTTAAATGCACTATTTGGCCTGGAATACAAACAGTATGAAAATCAGACAGCTGAGATTTATACTACAGAGTCATCTGACAGAGCTTTCGAAGAGGAAGTAATGTTGTCAGGTTTCGCTTCAGCACAAGTAAAACCAGAAGGTTCAGGTGTTACATACGATAACGCTCAAGAAACTTTCACAGCTAGATACACTAACGAGACAATTGCTCTCGCTTTTGCTATCACTGAGGAAGCAATTGAAGATAACTTGTATGACAGACTGGCTTCTAGATATACTAAAGCTTTAGCAAGATCTATGGCTCAAACAAAACAAGTTAAAGGAGCGGCACCATTAAACAATGGTTTCGGCACATTCACTTCAGGTGACGGTGTATCTCTATTTAACACTGCACATACTACAATTGCTGGATCGTTTTCAAACACTCTAGCAACTGCTGCGGACTTAAACGAAACTTCGTTAGAACAATCGCTAATCGACATCGCTGCGATGACTGACGAAAGAGGTTTAAAAATCGCTGCTAAAGGTATGAAGATGATCATCCCATCTGCGCTACAATTTACTGCGGAAAGACTTATGGCTTCTGCTGGTAGAGTTGGAACTGCTGATAATGATATCAACGCAATCAAATCTATGGGGATGATTCCTCAAGGATATGTTGTTAATAACTTTTTAACAGACACTGATGCGTTCTACATTACAACAGACGTGCCAAATGGTATGAAACATTTCGAGAGAACTCCTCTATCTACTAAGATGGAAGGTGATTTCGATACTGGTAATGTTAGATACAAAGCTAGAGAAAGATACGTTTTCGGCGTATCTGACCCTAGAGGTATCTTTGCTTCACCAGGAGCGTAGTACTTAAATTTTTGTGGCGGGACATAGTCTCGCCACAATTAAGAAATAGAAAGGAAAAATGCACCCTAAAAACTTCAGAATACAAATTAATGCTTATCAATATCACGCAGATTTTGTTATAAACTGCATAGACGGCCCATTAGATATTGAAAATGCAATCATTGACAAATTGGGAAAAGGTGATATAAAATGGGAACATCTTGGAGAAATGATGGATCCAAGAGTACAAAGAATAACCTATGAGGAGGTTATAGATGGAGATGCAATCACATCTACAAGACCTTTACACACAGAAGAAGGGTCTGGATCTAGAATGGGAGCAGGAGCATCTTAAAGAGGGTAGATATACTCTCAATATGGTTAAGATTGACAGAAAAGTCAGAGAAGTAATTAGCCATATAAAAATAGCAGAAGCTAAAAAAGAGCATTTGCTAAATAAGGTGGAAGACGCTGCTCCACAAGTTTCTGTAGCTACTTAATAAAAAGCTACATCGTTGGAAAATTCCTGTCCGCACTGCATAGCCTCTTGCGCTCTACTTAAAACTGTTGTATAAAAATCACACTATACAATAATTAATATTTCATACAGACGCGTATAGTCGACGGCCAAGAGACTGTATGATCTAAACTTGGAGGATTATTATGGCAAAAACAAACTTTTCGGGACCTATTACAACAGGACCGATACAAGTAAACACAGGGACTACAGTCGGCACAAATGTAAGAGATGCTGCTTGGGTCCAAAACAAAATGGCGTTTCCAATTAGCTACGCAAATTTTGTTGTAACAACTGACGCTGACAGATTAGCTGTTACTGGTTCTAATGGAGCAAGTACAACTGACGTCACATTAGTAGACGCTACTCAAAACGTACCTGGAATAACTTCTGATGGTGGTTTTGAAATGGCTTCTGTAATAACCTTAACTTCTGCTGGTAATGATAGTGCAAGAACTGCATCTATTACTGGAACAGATGTTTTAGGAAATACACAGACCGAAGATGTAACAATGGGTAATGCCGGCGCTGTATCTTCAACTAAAACTTTCAAAACTGTAACTTCCATCACTGTTGATGGATCTGGAACAGCTGGAACTTTATCGGTCGGTGTAATAGAGACTGGATTAATTTCTATGGCATGTAGATCTTTGTTCAATGAATATCCATTAGGTCAAACATCGAGTACAACAGATAAAAACCTTGCTAACAACATTGTAATTCCAGCATGGTCTAGAATTACAGACATTAGATTCATTGTTAATACAGCTTTTGATACAGCTGGTTTTGACATGCAAATTGGTGCTAATGTAGCGCAAGCTGCAGGATCTATGACTAACAGTCATGATCTGGATTACTTTGCAGGTGATACATCTAATGATGTTAAAGGTGTTGCTTCTCATCATATACCAACTGGCATGGATCAGACTTCGGCTCAAATGAAAAATTGTTTGAACGTATCTGATGATGATGCAAGTGGTTATGAAATAGATAAAGTTGTTATTATAACTGCTGCTACTGACGATACATTAACTGCTGGAGACGGCGTGTTAAGTATTGAGTGGTTGCAAAAAATAAACGACACTAACTAATAAATTAATGTGAGCTCCTTCGGGAGCTCACAATTAATGGAGAAAAATTATGCCAAATGTATCAGGAGTAAAAAGTAAACAAATAGTATTTGGATCTGACACAGATGCAATTTCTGCTGCAGGGACAGCTACTACTTTAGTTTTATTAAATAGTGGTCCTTGGGTTAACGCTCAAACGGTTACTTTAACTTCTTCAGCTGACAACTCAGGAATAACTTTTGTAGTTGTAGGAAAAGATGCTGATGGAGCTGCTCAAACAAGTGCAGCAACAACTGGACCAGATTCAACTACATTAAGCGTAGCTGGAACTTGGACAGAAGTAACAAGCATCACTGCAAGTGGATCAATTACAACAGACATTTCTGCTGGAATAACATCAGGAGCTACAACAGGAACTATTTTTGCTGGCAGAACTAGAGTTAGAAGTATGACTGGAGTCGCTGGTGGCGGAGCAGGACGTGTTTATATTAAAAATAGTTCAGCAACATCAGGTCAAAACAGATTAATTTTAGATGTAGATAGCGGATCAACAATCGACCCATATATTGCCGATGACGGAATTTTATGTGAAGATGGAGCTTATTTCGCTTATGATGGAACTGCAGTAGTAGGATTATCTATACAGTTCGACGGGTAGGAGGTTAGATGGCTAACACGACTTCTGGCTCTTATGTTTTTGACAAAAACCTAAGCATTGACGAAATTATAGAAGATGCATACGAACGTATTGGTATTCAAGGTACGTCTGGCTATCAACTTAAAACTGCCAAAAGATCATTAAATATTTTATTTTCCGAATGGGGTAATAGAGGACTTCATTTTTGGGAAGTTAAAAATCAAAATGTTGCATTAGTAGATGGCCAAGCTGTTTACACTTTTTATCGTTCACCATCTGATGGAACATCAAGTGGTATTTCAACTACATTATCTGCAGGAATAAATGCAACTGTTGCTACGATTGGAGTAGCTTCAGTTACAGGAATGCCAACAACAGGTGGTGTAATAACTATTGGAACAGAACAGATTTCATACACAGGAATTTCTAGTTTAAATTTAACTGGATGCACTAGAGGAATTAATGGCAGCACAGCAGCTACTCATAGTACTTCTGATGCCGTATTACAGTTTCCAGTTGGTATGACAGACATTCAAGAAGCAGACTACAGAGTTAAATCAACTTCAGTTGATACTCCAATGACAAAAATTAGTAGATCACAATATCAAGGTTTTTCTAATAAAACTGATAAAGGTTTACCTACACAATATTGGGTACAAAGATTTGTAGATAAAGTTACAATGACTTTATACTTAACTCCAGGTGCAGCCCAAGATGGAAACTATATTAATTTTTATTACACAAAAAGAATTGATGATGTAGGCGCATATACAAATGCAACTGATGTACCTTACAGATTTGTTCCGTGTATGATTGCAGGACTATCTTATTATCTTGCAGTTAAATATGCTCCACAAAGAGTACAAGAATTAAAATTATTATACGAAGATGAATTGTTAAGAGCTGAAGATGAAGATGGTTCTTCTAACTCTACATACATTTCACCTAAAATTTATTATCCGGGGATTGGTTAATGACTACTTTTTCACAAGGTAAATATGCTTTAGCAATATCTGATAGATCGGGAATGGCATTTCCATATAATGAAATGGTTAGAGAGTGGAATGGTGCCCTGGTCCATGTTTCAGAATACGAGCCTAAACAACCACAGTTAGATCCAAAACCAACAAGTGCAGATCCACAAGCTTTACAAAGAGCAAGACCTGCTAGAACAGAATTTAGTACACAAGATTTTTTACCTTTAGACCCTTTTACAACTGCAGGAACTACAACTTTAACAGTTTCGTTTCCTTCTGGTGCATTACAAGTTGATGATATTTTAAGATTTACAAATATTAAAGAACCTGTGGGTGGTGTATCAATTGCAAGACTTAAATTACAGACAACTTTAAATGGTAATATTACTGATACTGCTACTACCATAACTTTAACTGATGGGTCTAATTTTCCTACTTCTGGATTTATTATGATTAAAAAAATTAATAGTGTTTCAGGTTTATATGAAAACGAAGTTATTGAATATACTGGTAGATCAAGCAATAATTTAACTGGTTGTGTAAGAGGAAAATCTTCTCCTTATAGAGGAATTACTCCTCCTGCATCAACAGCAGGCTCACATGATTCAGGAGCTACTGTATTTGGGTCATTTAAGGTTGCTTCTTTAATTGGAACAAGTTATGTTAACGATGCTAACACAACAGTTACGGATTATAATAGTTTTACATTAACATTACCAAGTGCTGCTAGTGGTAGCGCAACAGGTGGAGGATTTAATTGTGTAATTAGTCCTCTTAATATAGAGAGTTTATAATGTCAGGATTAAGTGCATCAGGATTAAGAACACAGATTAGAAGCTACACTGAAGTAGACGACGGTGTATTAACTGATGCTGTTTTAGAAAATATTATTTTAAATGCTCAACAAAGAATATTTATGGATCTACCGATGGATTCTGATCGGCATGTTCAAGAAGGTACACTCGCTGCAAATGACAATACAATTAATGCTCCAGCAGGATGTATGTTTATTAGAGGAATAGAAGTATTTAATTCAACAGCTAATACCGAAGGAAATGGAACTTGGTTAGAGAAAAAAGATCAAACATACTTAGCAGAGTTTGTAGATAGAAAATTTGGACCAGAAGGGACTATTCAAGCACCAACAGATACTACCAATTCAGTTACAGGTTTTCCTAAATATTATGCTATGTTTGGTGGTGCTACGGGTTTATCTGACACTACTTCAGGGGGGATGTATATAGCTCCAACACCTGATGCAAATTATAAATTTAGGGTATATTATAATAAAATACCAGTGTTATTAGAGGGTAGTAACACAAACTATATTAGTTTAAATTTCCCACAAGGTCTTCTGTATTGTTGTTTGGCTGAGACTTATGCGTTCTTAAAAGGCCCAACGGATATGTTGACATTATACGAACAAAAGTATAAAAATGCTATACAACAGTTTGCAGGAATGCAGCTAGGAAGACGAAGACGAGACGATTACACTGACGGTACAGTTAGAATACCAGTTAAGTCACCGTCTCCATAATGAGGAGAAAATTTTATGGCTAACACATCAGCAATTTGTAACTCTTTTAAACAAGAGGTATTAGTAGCAACACACAATTTTACAGCTTCGACTGGAAACACTTTTAAATTAGCTTTGTTTGATTCAGATGCAACTTTAGGTGCAAGCACAACAGCTTATGCTACTTCTGAAGAAATAACTGGAACTGGTTATACAGCTGGTGGAAAAACTATTACAAGTGTAACACCTGTTTTAGACTCTTCAACAGCAGTGTGTGATTTTGGAGATGTTTCTTGGACTTCTGCAACATTTACTGCAAATGCATGTTTAATTTATAATTCTAGCGCATCAAATAAAGCAGTTTGTTCTGTAGCTTTTGGAGGAGACAAATCTGTTTCTTCTGGAACTTTTACAATTCAATTCCCTGCTGCAGCAGCTACAACCGCTATAGTTCGTATAGCATAAGGAGGAAATCCTTATGGCTATTGCTCAAACGTTCACCGTAACGGTAGCAGGCGGTAAATACTATATTGATGGTGTTCAACAAGACACCGTAATGATCGGAGCCGGTCTTACTTATAAGTTTGACCAGTCAGATAGCACTAACGAAAACCACCCACTTAGATTTTCAAGCGACAGCGGAAATTCAACTCCTTACACAGAGGGTGTAACTGCAGTTGGAACACCTGGTAATTCAGGAGCATACACAGAAATACAAGTTCAAAATGGTGCTCCTTCAACTTTATATTATTATTGTACTAATCACTCTGGTATGGGCGGCGAAGCTAATACTGATGGTTGGGGTCGTTCTTATTGGGGACAAGCTGATTGGGGAGATACAAATATAGTTGTACAAGGATGGGGTCGTCTTGGATGGGGATCACAAGCTTATGGTGACGCGCCAGTTGTAGCTCTTTCTGGTTTATCAGCTACCTCCGCAGTTGGTGCACCGACAGTAGAAGTTAGACCTGGTTGGGGTACTCTTGATTGGGGTGAAAACGGTTGGGGTAGTGTTGAAGAAGGAATTGAAAATTTAATTGGTATTGGAGCAACGTCTAGTGTGGGATCACTTACACTTGAAATAGGTGTACCATTAACAGGAGTATCTGCAACAGCATCTGTTCCAACACAATTAGATATTCCACAATTAATTACAGGTGTATCAGCCACAGCTTCAGAAGGTCAATTAAATATTAGTGATGGTTCTGACCATGTTCAAGGTTTAGCAACTTTAGTAGCCACAAGTGCAGTAGGATCAATTTTACCTGCTGATGTAGTTGGGCTTAGCGGAGTATCTGCAACCGCTTCAGTAGGTCCAGATATGCTAGTTAATGATACTATAGTTGTAGATCTTACTGGTCTTGCTGCTGGGGCAACTTCTAGTGTAGGATCAATAGTTCCAGATGGAATGGCTTTAGGTATTTCTGGTGTTTCTTGTAGCTCTTCTGTAGGCTCAATTAGCCCTGCAGAAGTTATGGGATTGACTGGAGTTTCAGCAACTGTTACAGTAGGAGATGCTGTTCCTTTAGGATATCTAAATATTGATATTACAGGAAATACAAGTTATAATGATGTTGACGTTAGTGGAAATACATCATATACAGATGTAACGCACGCAGCTTAGGAGAAAATATTATGGCTTCAACTTATACGCCTCTTGGTGTTGAATTAATGGTAACTGGTGAAAATGCCGGTACTTGGGGAACAAAGACTAATACAAATTTACAATTATTTGAACAAATATCTGGTGGATTTAAAGTTCAAACTTTAAACGCTGGTGGAGCTGGTGCTAATACTACAGCTTTAGCTGTTTCAGATGGATCTACTGGTGCAACTCTTGCAACCAGAGTAATTATTTTAGGAGCAGAATCTCCTGAAACAATTTCAGGAAATAAAATTGTAACACTTCCTAACGATGTAGAGAATTTTTATTTTATTAAAAATAGCACAAGTGGTTCTTATACAGTACAACTTAAAACAGCTAGTGGTTCAGGAAACACAGTTACTTGGGCAACAACTGATAAAGGTTGGAAAATTATTTATGCAGATGGGGCTACTAGTAACCCTAATGTAGTAGAGATTGTAGCTGGTGGATTACCAGGTGGATCAGATACACAAATTCAATTTAATGATTCAGGATCTTTTGGTGGAGATGCAAACTTAGTTTGGAATTCATCTACTGGATTAAACATTGGAACTTCGAAAGAAATAAGATTACAGGACGACTCAGGTGGTCAATACATAGGTCAGAAAGCCGGCAATAGCACCACGTCTTATACTTTGACGTGGCCAACAGGCGTAGCAGGAGGAAACGGCTACGTTTTAAAATCAACAACAGGTGGAGTTTTAACTTGGGAAGAACTAGCAGCGGGTGGAACATCATGGCAATCAGTTAAAACAGGAAACTATACAGCGTCAGCTGGTGAAGGTGTTTTCTGTAACACTACTTCCGGATCTTTTACTTTAACTCTACCAGCATCACCATCAATCGGCGATGAAGTTTCGTTTATAGACTATGCAGGTACTTTTGACACTTATGCTCTAACTATTGGAAGAAACAGTGAAAAAATCAATGGAGCAACTGCAGACTTAACAGTTGCAGTAGAAAGAGCCGCAAACACTTTAGTCTACACAGATGGGACTCAGGGCTGGTTATTGAAGAGTAAATAATCATGGCATCATATAAAGAGACAGTTGGGACAGCGGTTGTCAACTACGCTGGAAATTATCCAGGAGCCGTGGACGGTGAGCTATGGTACGATAGCACTAACAAAGATTTCAAATATCAATACCCATCCGTAACAGCAGCTGGTTCTTGGAGAACTGCAAATAGTTTAGGAACTGCAAGATATTATCAAGGTTCAGCTGGTCTTTATACTAGTGGAATAGTTTTTGGAGGAGAGGCAAATCCAGGAGTAACTGGAGCAACAGAAATTTATGATGGAACAAGTTGGACTGAAACCACAGATTTAAATACTACTAGATATGCAGCACAAGGTGCTGGAGCCAGTAGTACTTCAGCTGTAGCATTTGGTGGTTCTGCTCCTTCTGTTCCTGGTAATACAGGAGTAACAGAAAGTTGGAACGGTTCTAACTGGACTGAAGTTAATGATATGAATACAGCTAGAAGATATTTTGGTGGTTTTGGTGCTACAAACGATAGTGCTATAGCCGCTGGAGGATATACAACAACTAACGTTACAGTTACTGAATCATGGAATGGAACTAATTGGACTGAGGTTAATGATTTAAATACAGCTAGAAGAGGATTGGCTAGTGCTGGAGCTAGTAATACTTCTGGTTTAGTTGCTGGTGGAGGTCCGCCAGCTATAGCAGATACAGAAACTTGGAATGGAACGAACTGGACTGAGGTTAATAATTTAAATACTGCTAGAGCATATTTTCCTGGAAATGGCACACAAACATCAGCTTTAGTTTATGGTGGTACTACCTTCCCAACTAGAAGAGCTGAGACAGAATCATGGAATGGAACTAATTGGACTGAAGAAGCAGATTTAAGCACAGCCAGAGATGGTGGTGCAGGATTTAATAATACAAATAATAACAACGCTGTATATGCTGGAGGACACAATGGAACTACAAAAGTAGCAACTACAGAAGAATGGACAGGTGCAGGTCAACCAGTCGGAGCTTGGGCTACAAGCACTTCTATAAATACAGGTAGAGATATTCTTTCAGCTTCTGGATCATCAACAGCGGCATTAGCTTTTGGTGGTATGACTTCAGGAGATAGTGACAGTGCTTTAACAGAAAATTGGAATGGTTCTAGTTGGACTGAAGTAAATGATTTAACTACAGCTCGATCACAATCTGCTGGTTTTGGTACATCAACCGCTGCTTTAATGGCTGGGGGAGCAGCTCCACCTTCAACTACTTTAAAAACTTTAACAGAAAATTGGAATGGAACTAACTGGACTGAAGTCAATGATATGAACACTGCTAGACGTTACTTAGGTGGAACAGGAACTGTTCCATATGGAGTAGTTTTTGGTGGTTATATTTCAGCAAATTCAGCTTTAACAGAACTTTGGAACGGAACCAACTGGACTGAAGTTAACGATTTAAACACTGCAAGACATGATATGGCTTCATTTGGAATATATACAGCAGCAATTTCTGCTGGAGGTTATGGTCCAAATACAACAGCAATAACAGAAAGTTGGAATGGATCAAATTGGACAGAAGTTAACGATCTTAATTCAGCTAGATATGGTTTAAGAGGTGCTCAACAAAGCCCAAGTACCGACGGTTTAGTTTATGGTGGTGGAACAGCACCTGTTGCAGACTTTACAGAACAATGGAATGGTGCTAGTTGGGTAGAAGTTGCAGACATGAGTCAGAAAAGAAGATATTTGGGATCTTCTGGTAATGCTACTAGTGCTTTAGCAATTGCTGGAGATGCTAATCCAGGAGAAGCTTTAACAGCTGTTGAAGAATGGAGTGGAAGTTCAACAACAATTAAGGTACTATCAGATTAATCAAAGGAGGAAACTATGGCAAAAACATATCAATACTGTGTAGCAGAAAACTGGGGAAAGGGATTTATTGATCACAGTGAATCTCAAAGAATCACGTTTAAAGGCTATCCTGGAAATGTTTGGCAAGTTCCTGCATACAACAAACACGGTAATCTTTGGATTGCTAAAGTTGCAGGTGCTGTAAAAACAAAAGACGAGGCACAAGCGATTGTTGATGCAGAGGTTCAAGCGGCACAAGCTGCTTGGGATGCGAAATCAGATGAAGAAAAAGCTGATAGCATAAGACCTACTGACATAACATTGGAGGAGTAAAAATTTAAATGGCTGAGTATAAAGAAATACATGGCACAAAAATTCGGAACTATACGACTAATCCCGATAATCCGTTAACGGGAGAGGTGTGGTATAACGATACTGATAATGTATTAAAGTTTCAATATCCTACTACGACTACATCTGGTTCGTGGAGAAGTGGTAATAACATGAATACTTCAAGAGAAAATGTAGCTGGATCAGGAATATATACAGCAGCTCTAGGATTTGGAGGATATGCATCGGGTCCCGGTGCTCCTACAGGTGATACTGAGTCTTATAATGGAACAAATTGGACAGAATTAAATAATTTAAATACAGCCAGAGCAAGTTTAGGAGGAGCATTAAATGCACCTAATACAGCAACTTTAGGTTTTGGTGGAATAGCTCCACCTGGTGCAACTTATAAAGCTGTTACAGAAACTTGGAATGGAACTAATTGGACAGAAGTTAACGATTTAAATACTGCACGAGCTTTAATGGGAGGAGCAGGATCATCTAATACTGCTGTTTTAGCTTATGGAGGAAATATACCACCAACAACTACAGCTACAGAACTTTGGAATGGAACAAACTGGACTGAAGTAAACGATTTAAATACTACTAGAAAAGAACTTGGAGATGCTGGAACATCAACTGCTGCTTTAGCTTTTGGTGGAGAGGGAGGAGGAGTAGCATATGCTGTTACAGAATCTTGGAATGGAACCAACTGGACAGAAGTAAACGATTTAAATACTTTACGAGCAGCATTAGGTGGAGCAGGAACTCAACCAGCTGCATTAGCCATAGGGGGAAGAGCTCATAATGGTGATTTACCGCCTGCAAATAAAACAGAAGTTTGGAATGGAACTAACTGGACTGAAGAAGGAGATTTAAATACAATAAGAAGATCAATGGGTAGTTGTGGAACAACTGCAAATGCATTAGCATTTGGTGGAAATACTGGATCACCAACAACAGCAACAGAAGAATGGACAGGTTCAGGTGCACCAGTTGGAGCTTGGGCTACTGGAGGAACTGCTAACACAGCAAGAAGAGATTTAGGAGGAGCAGGAACTCAGACAGCAGGTTTAATGTTTGGAGGACAACCTCCTCCTACAGGAGTAGGAAATACAGAATCTTATAATGGAACTAACTGGACTGAAGTAAATGATTTACAACAAGCTAGATGTGGAAATGCAGGCTCTGGAACTGCGACTTCTGCATTAACTTATGGTGGATTAACAACTACTTATGTTAGTCTTACTGAAAGTTGGAATGGAACAAACTGGACTGAAGTAAACGACTTAAACACATCAAGAGGATTTTTAAATGGATTCGGGGCGGATAGCACGTCCGCTTTAGCGTTTGGGGGTGCAACACCACCAGTAACTGCAGTAACAGAACTTTATAATGGAACAAACTGGACTGAAGTGAACGACTTAAATACTGGTAGGTATGAATCAGTAGGAACCGGAATTGTTACAGCTGGATTAGCTAGTGGTGGTTATTCAACCACAGCAATAGGAGACACAGAATCTTGGAATGGAACTAATTGGACTGAGCTTAATAATTTAAATACAGCAAGATATTCTGCAGCAGGTTCAGGAACATCAACTGCATCTCTAGTTTTTGGAGGAGCACCTGGTTTTAAAGCAAATACTGAAGAATGGAATGGTGTTAGCTGGGTAGAATTAGCAGATTTAAGCACAGCTAGATATGGTGGAAGCGGAACTCCCGCAGGTACATCAGCGGCTGCATTTTATGCTGTAGGTAGATTTAATAGTACAACAGACACTGCAGCAACAGAGGAATGGAGTGGCTCAACAACAACAACTAAAACGGTAGACACGGATTAATTATGGCAACATACAAAGAAATACGAGGAACACAAATTGAAATAGTAGCAAACGATCCATCAAATCCTGTTGAAGGACAAGTTTGGTATAATACAACTTCTAATGTTTTAAAAGGATTAGCAGCTACAACTGCAGGTTCATGGGCTACAACTAATAGTTTAAATCAACCAAGAGAAGCTTTAGCTGCTGCAGGATCAGCTCCTGCTAGTACAAGTTTAGTATACCTTGGTTTTAATAACCCTACAAAATATGCACAGACTGAATTATTTAATGGAACAAACTGGACTGAATTAAATGATGCAAATACTGCAAGAGCAAATGCTGCTGGTTTTGGAATAAGTACAGCTGCAATAGCTGCTGGTGGTTATCTGGGTCCTCCTGGTTCTACAGCAATAGTAGAATCATGGAATGGAACGAACTGGACTGAAGTAAATGATTTAAATCAACATAAATATACTTCAGGTGGAGCTGGAACTAGCACTGCAGGTTTAATTTTTGGTGGAGGTACAACACCTCCTTATGGAGTATTAGACGAAACTGAAACTTGGAATGGAACTAATTGGACTGAAGTTAACGATTTAAACACAGCAAGAACTGGTATTGGTGGATGCGGTGCTACTAATACTGAGGCTTTAGCTTTTGGTGGTAGTGCTTCTCCATCGGCTCAAACGGAATCTTGGAATGGTACTAACTGGACAGAAGTTAATGATTTAACTACTGGAAGACAGACTGTGGGTTCTGCTGGAATTTATACAAGTGCTTTAGCTGCTGGTGGAAATACTGGAACACCGTCAAATAAGACAGAAACTTGGAATGGAACTAACTGGACTGAAGAAGGAAATTTAAATACAGCAAGATATAATTTAGAGGGAGGGGGAACAACATCTTCGGCTGTTATGGCAGGTGGTGATACAGGATCTATTTCAGGAGCTTCAGAAGAATGGACAGGTGCAGGTCCTGTAACAAGAACATTTACAGACAGTTAAGACTTGTAATATATTTTAAATAGTATATATAAGAAACAACTATAAAGGATAAAGCTATGAAAAAAGACGTTAAAGAAGTAATACAACAAGAAGAACCACATTTAAATAATCTATTAACACAAGAAGACCTATCATCATTTAAAGGTATGGTAGACGAGCTTCGTGATACATGGACTAAAAAACAAATGTTTCGAACAGAAACAGAAGCAAGATTTTCTGTATTACAAGATAATAGATACCCAACCAAAGCTGCAAAATATTGGCAATGTGTAAGAGAACAATCTAGTTATTTAGATAACCTTATGGCTTTGTCATTTGATTATAGAAGAAACGAAGCAAAAATTAAATGGTTAGAAGGTAAAATAGAAAAAGAAGAAGATGAATATAAAGCAACTAAATATAAAATAGATTTAGATGAATGTAGATTTGGTAAAGCATCTATGGAAAAAGTTGCAAAGCATAGGATGCGTGAAATTAAGATGTGGTCTAAATTAAAGAAAGAATTTAACGATGGATCGTTTAATGATAAAGATGTTAACGTTCACCAATTAGAATCTTATGGTTTACAATATCATGAGAAAGCTAAAACATTAAATGCAAACTCAAGTGAGGCAGAAGTATTTAATGTAATGGGTCAATTACAATCACTACAAAGAATTAGAAAGTCAGGTGAACTAGAACAAAGTTACGAAAAGAAAGAACAGATTACGCAACATGGGAAACCAAAATCGTAAGTTATTTTTTTTAATTGCATTACCTAGATCTGGAAATACTTTATTTGCAAGTATTATGAATCAGAACCCTGAAATAGCCACAACAGCTAATTCTGTAACTTTAGAAATAATGAAAAATATTTATGCAATAAAGACAATAGATACTTTTCAAAACTTTCCTGATCACAAGTCTTTAGATAATGTTTTAGATAATGTGTATAATTTATATTACAAAGATTGGCCTCAAAGAATAATTATAGACCGTGGACCTGTACTAACGAGTGGCACTCCTGGAAACTTTGAACTAATAAAAAAACATTTTAAATATGAATTTAAATGTATTATTTTATTAAGAGATTTAATGGACGTGTTTGCAAGTTATATGCAATGGTATACAGAAAACCCAGATTCTTTTGTAAATAAATTAGGAAAAAATGATGAAGAAAAATTATTAGCTTTAATGAATACAGACGGTGCTATCGTAAAAGAAATTAAATCTATTCAAACTGCATATAAATATCCTCAAATATGTCATTTTGTAAAATATAATGATATAGTTGCAAACCCTGAACAAGAGTTTAGAAAAATATATAAATTTATAGATGAACCTTATTTTAACCATCGTTTTGATAATTTAGACCAAGTAAAAATAAATGGTTTATGTTATGATGATAAAGTAGTTGGAAAAAATATGCATAAACTGTTTGCTGGGCCAGTTAGAAAAGTATATAATCCGTATATAGAAAAAATTCCAGAAAGGATAAAAAAAGAATATGGACATATCCGATTTTAAATTTGATTTTGTATTTTTAGGTCAATCTGTTTTAAAGTATCAAGTACCGCTAGATATATTTAATTCTATTAACCATATTTATGAAACTAATTTTCATAACCTTGCACCAGCTAATGGTCAGTTAGTAGGTAAAATTGAAAATGAACATTCATTGTTTTATCATGGGGCTGACCAAACTAAAATGAAAAATCATAATAGATTACCAAGGGATGTAACAAATTATTTTATGGAAATGTTTAAACATTACTTAACATTTAATAAAATAAAAGATTATGAGTTACATCTTAACTCTATTTGGGTTAATGAAATGAAACAACATGAATATAATCCAACGCATGTACATAGAGGTATGTTATTTACTGGTCTATCAAGTGTAATGATTTTAAAATTACCTTCTACTTTTGGTAAAGAGTATTCAGCAGGACAGGTTCAACAGAATGGTAGACTACAAATATTAGGTGCAGCTAACGGACAGTTTGCTAAAATAGATTATCAACCACCCATGGACCTTAGAGATTTTTATATATTTCCCTATGATATGAGACACTGCGTTTATCCTTTTAATGGAACAAATGAAACAAGAAGAACACTAGCTGCAAATTGTGATGTACAATTTGACCCTATACAAAATAGAGGTATAGCATAATGGATAAACAATACCACATAGATAATCACATAGGTGTATTTAAAAATTTTATGCCAAATAAATTAATAGATGATTATGTAAATTATTTTAAAAAGTGTGAACAACAAGGTGCAGTATATCCAAGAAATGAAGATGAAGCGTTAGTATCAGATAATGCAATAAGCACTATAAGCAATACAAACGTTTCTTTAACATACGTTAATAAACCTTTTATAGAAGGATTTTTTAAAGAAGTTTATCCTTTGTATGTACAAAAATATTCATACTTAAAACAATTAGCTAAACATCATATATTAGAAGTTAAAATACAAAAAACTAAAGTAGGAGAAGGTTATCACACTTGGCACTGTGAAAACGCTGCAATGAAAGCTAGAAATAGAATATTAGCTTTTATGGTTTATCTTAATGATGTAACTGAAGGTGGAGAGACAGAATTTTTATATCAGAAATGTAGGTTTAAACCTGAGAAGAATACACTATTAGTTTGGCCTTCACAATTTACACATGTTCATAGAGGTAACCCTCCTCTATCAAATGATAAGTATATAATAACAGGATGGATAGAATACGGATATTAATATGATAACAGAACCACGATGGAAATCTTACATAGTAGAAACTACACAACCAATCTTTACACCTAAACAATGTCAAATGATTATTGAAGCAGGTAGAAGCGAACCTAAACAAAATGCTTATGTTGGAAATCACAAAGGTATTAAAGGTGGTGAATTAAATACTAAAACTAGAACCTCACATATTAGTTGGATACCATTTAAAAAAATGGCTGACATGTATAAAGACATTGAACGTATAATGAAAACTACAAATGGTAATCATTTTGGTTTTGACGGAATGACTATAACTGAAATGGCACAATATACAGAGTATCCAGAAGGTGGGTTTTATGAATGGCATGTAGACAATGATGTAAACTGTGCACACGAACCACCTGTAAGAAAAATATCTATGACTTGTTTATTATCTCCTGAATCAGAGTTTGAAGGTGGTGATTTAGAATTAGGATCAGAAGGTAAAGTTGCTAAAATAAAACAAGGACATGCTATTTTCTTTGCATCATTTATTAGACATAGAGTTAAACCTGTAATACGTGGTAACAGAAAATCTTTAGTAATGTGGTTTGGAGGTCCTCCGTTTAAATGATGATTAAAGCTGCATACTTCCCAACAATTATATATGCTAAAGATGTTAACCTAGATAACAGGTTTTTTGAAAAAGCCGTAATTGATTGGTCAAATAGAGACAAAGGAATTAAACGAACTAATATGAAAGGTTGGCATAGCACAACCGAGATGCACAAGATACCCGTGTTTAAACCTTTAGTTGATGAATTATTTAAAATGCAAAATGAAATATTTCAAGAAGAGTGGTTAGAAAGTGAACCTATTATTGGAAATATGTGGGCTAATATAAATCCACCGGGAGGGTATAATAGACCACACGTACATCCCAATAGTCATTTTAGTGGAGTATACTATATTAAGGCTCCTGAAAATTCTGGACAAATAGTATTTAATGAACCAAGAGCAACAGCACACATGGTTATGCCAAGAAGAAAAGAAGGTCAACCACCCTCACATTTGTGGCGAGAAGTTCGAGTAAACCCATTGGAAGGTAGAATAATTATATTCCCAGCTTGGTTGTGGCATTGTGTTGAACCTAATGAATCTAATGATATAAGGATATCTGTGAGTTTTAATTTTATACAAAAAGGATTTGATGTTTAAAAATTTAATTCATTGTTTTTCAATAGAAGAAGATATTAAAAACTTTAAAGAAAATTTAATTAAAGAATGTATAGATCAAAGAAAAAAAGAAGATGGTGGACTTAATTTTAAAGTACAAACAAAATACATAGATATTCTTTATAAAATATTTATTGATTGTGCTAAAAAAATATTAAAACCTTTTACTATAAAAGATAAAAATTTTAAAGTATGGTGTTACATGACTGATAGTAAGTACAATAAAAATGGTTGGCATAATCATAAAAAATCTGCTACTATAAATTCTGTTATATATTTACAGATTCAAGATAAAGGCATAAGTTTTAAACAAAATAATCAACAAATATATTTTAAACCTGATAATGGAGATATGTTAATTTTTCCATCTTCTTTAGATCATAATCCAGAACCATCAATAAATGATAAAAGAATTAGTTTAAATTTAGAATTATTGTGTAATGAAAGTGAACAGGAAATTTTTAATGTTTAGAGACTACAAATACCAAGTAATTAAGAAAGCATTATCTTATGATATAGCTAATTTTATATTAAATTATTTTTTACTTAAAAGAGATGCAACAAGATTTATGTATGAAAATAATATACACTCACAGTCCCCAATACTTGGAACATGGGCCGATCAACAGGTGCCTAATACATATTCTTGTTATGCAGATTTTGTAATGGAAACTCTTATGGTTAAAATGCTTCCTGTAATGAAGCAACACACAGGTTTAGATTTAATACCTACTTATTCTTATGCTAGAGCTTATAAAAAAGGGGATATTTTAAGAAGACATAAAGACCGACCTAGTTGCGAAATCTCAACTACCCTTAATTTAGGGGGTGATCCGTGGCCTATATTTATAGATGGCACAGGTCAAGATAATGTTATAGATGAGTATAAAAATATACATAAACCTAACGCTCCCAAAGGCACTAAAGTCCTACTTGATGTTGGCGATATGCTAGTATATAGTGGATGTGAATTAGAGCATTGGAGAGAACCGTTTGAAGGTAATACTTGCGGACAAGTATTTCTTCATTATAACCATGTAAATGGTCCTTTTGCTGAAAAAAATA